CACGGCATCTCAATCGACGACGCCCGGATGATCATCAACAAAACAAAAGGCAGCCGACGCAAAGCCGATGAGGCTGCTCGGGCGCTGAAGGCGGCGGGCTGAAGCTGCTTCCCCATTGCCGCTTCAAACGGGTGTAACGATGCGCCTGAAGGATTTTGTTGAGGACAAGGAGATCGACGTGCAGGAGCTACCCGGCTCCTACTGGATCGGCTGCCACAAAGGCGAGGGGGCTCTGCGGGTTCACCTGCGCGGATACCCGCCTTTCATTGTTACCATCGGCAACACTGGCTGGTCAGCGGAACGCGGGCTCCACCCCACCATCGTCAGCAAGATCAAGCGGCAATTTAGGAAGGTCCGCCAAGCCCAAACCCGAACCAACAAGAAAATTTCGCAGGCCCTCAAGCGACACTACGCGAAGCTCGGCCGAACCCGAACCAACAGGAAAAGAAGACCTGCGCGGGCAGCGTGAGTTGCCGTCTCACGATGCGCGACGCTCGGCGGGCGCGGCTGGTGGCTCAAAGACCACCTGCATTCGCCGGCATCCGCACGCGGGACACTTCAGGCGGCTCTCTAGCATATCGAGCGGGAATTTTTCACTCCGCGTCCAGACCAGCCTCTACAGGTCTAGGTTTTTTCGCCATGAATTTTTCTCCCCAATCTTTTTCTCGCAAAACGAGACCGGCGCAGCGTTTTTTTTGACGGCAGAAAATCATTTTCTCCCCCTGGCCCCATTGTGGATCTGTTCCGGTTGGAGCAGGGGCGCAGTCGTATCCGAGCCAGGTCGTGGCCTGTTTAGAGATTGCATCATACTCCGTTGTTCACACGCCTCCAGCGCGCTCAGGCGCGCCGTTAATCTGGTTATTTCTTTGTTGTACCTAGCTTGACTTCGCCGTTGTCGGCGGATGGCAGTAAAAGCAAGTAAAAGCGCAACCGTTGCTTCGACCGTGGCAAGAAGTAGCAGGAACGCGGAGAGCTCAGTCACCCACGTTAATGTACGATCTAAGATTGAAACGTCCATGATACTTGATCGCACCCCCGAACAGCGGGTTGCACACACACACACATGCAATTCGGAAATATCAGAAGAAGTTCCCGACGCACCTCTCGCCCCCGTCTCGAGGCTCGCTCGAATGTCCTGTCGGTCGCGCTCGGCAACGGTCCGGCAGACGTTCGTCCTTCAGCCGTGGCCGCTCTTCGGCATCGGGCCGTACAGAAGGCAGCGCGCCTTGACGCGCCAGCCTAGCCGCGAAGCCTCCCCGAGGGTGGTGACGACCATGGGAACAGAATGAGAACAAACACGCCGTTGTCAAGAGCATTCGGTCTGGGGCAACGCCGTACCCTGGCACCGGTCAGAGCCTTAATAAAGCCCGATGTGTGTTGTGGCGTGTCCCCTGCGCGCCGGCCGGTCGTCATGGGGGACATACGACCGACCGACGCTGGCGCGGGCGGCTTGTGGGATGGGGGGACAGCCCGCGCCTACCGCATTCTTGCATGTTTTTCAGCATCTTGGCCACGCGACAGAGTGTTGCATCACAGCAACAAACTGCCGCGACATCCGCGACATTGATCGGGAACGCGGTAACAGCCAACACTGCGCTCAGGCCCAAGTGTACCAAGTGTATGATGTGAGCAAGCTGCTCAACGACCCTCTGAAATTTCTGATGCTATTCACGCTCTCGGCCCGTGGACTGGTGGCGATCCTGATTGCTGTGCCAGTGCCCAGCTCGGGGTGTTAAGATGCGGCCTTTGCGCTCCTTGACCCCTTCCTCAATGACTGAGTGAGACGAGCAAAAGGTCCAGGGAGGAACGCTTTTCGTTATTGGGCTCGGCCGCTTCGCCCGCAAGAAAGGCGGACCTTGCTCGTCAATGGATTTCATGCGCGGCCCTCCATAGCGTAGAGGTGCCGAATGTCGCTGGCATCTAGGTGGCCAAATGCGAAGAACACGCGCGCAATGCGTCGTATGGCGTCACGGGCGCTGGGCTCGCAGATTAAGTTGCAGGCCGCAATCTCATGATCGAAGAAGCGATCAATTAGGCGGCGGTCGGTGGCCGTCGGTTCGTCCTGCAGTAGCAACTGAAATGCGTGACACCAGTCGCATCCCCCCTTGCGGCCGGCGCGTGTCTGGGCAATGCAGGCCAGCAGATCGTCAACCGACCGGGAAAGCGCTTGCTTGTCAGCAACCCGGCCAGCCAATTTGAACAGCAACTTTTCTTTTAGTCCGGACCACGCCGGCCAGTTGGCGACCCTGGTGATGCATTCGTCCCCGTTGCAGGTGAGCGAAACAACATCGATGCCGAGCCGCAGCGCCGCGACAGCATGCGCTCCTTCGTGGATGGCGAGCGCAAAGCTGCTGGGTCGGATTATGTCGCCGGTCGTCGCGTCTAACTGTGGACCGCTGTGCCGCGCGGCGAGGACTAAGCGCGGGCCAAGTTCGGTCAGGTCGGTGCAATCACAAAACGTCACACGCCTGAACTCCGGTACAAGCCGCGGAAGTCAATTGCCTTGGCAGCGGCATCAAGCCTGCATTTGATTTCCAGGCCATCGTCATTGAAACTCGTTCTCATGGTAGTGAACGGGCCGACTTGTCCGGCCAAATAAGCCAACTCAAGCACGTCCACCTGTAGCGGCCGTGCCGCCAAGTACCATTGCGCGGCCGAACCTGCCGCGAGATCACCATCAAACGTGACGCCGAGATCAAGCCGTGGCTCGCTGATGATACCCAGCTTGACCATGCTGTCGGGCACCGCGTTGGCGTCCGCGGGATAGAGAAGGCCGCGATATTGCTCGGCCGTCCCAAGCAACGCTTCTGGCACAATGAGGAATGCCGGCGTCAGATTGAGGTAGGTGGTGCCGTCCAGTCCCTTCTGGATGTTCATGGCTAAGCGGCCAGAGCTAATGCCAACAGCGGCAATCGCGCCGGTTCCGATGTTGTTGTGGCCGGCGGCGAAGAGCGCGACGCCGTCGCCCATGTTGGCGTTTTTCAGAACCTGATACCAAACCGCATCGCTCTCCAAGTTGGAGGCCTGTGCGCCGAAGGCCAGGGGCAACCGGGCGAAGGCGTCAAGGTCGTCATTTACAAGCGCGCGCCTGCTAAAGCTGACGATCTTGCCGTAAGTCGCCAGCGTGTATTTCTCCACTGCCTCACCCATGGTGCCGCGGGTGAACTCACCGCCCTCTCCGACCTTCTGCAGCTGCGGTGCTTCGCCCAGCTGCGTGGTCGCGATTTCCTTGAAGTCCTTGACCGTCTTAACCTTGGTGATCGAGCGGAAGGTCTGTGGGCTCGCTTGATAACCTTGCCTCAACAACTTATTGGCCACGTTGTTCAGGACGGAGGGAAAATCGCTGGTGGAATGCGCACCACCTTCGCGTGTCCACACCGCGCTGCCCGCGCGGGCGAACAAAGCCTCTGTTGCTACTTCAAATGCCGACAGCCCGCGCGTGGACAGATCGTGGTTTTCCTCCAAACACATCCGCGCCGTTTCGATCAGCGACATTTCGGCATAATCGCGCGCCGTCGCATGAGCGGCAAATTCTTTCCCGTAGGTGGCCGCATCGATGCGATGCAGAATAGCCAGCGCCATTCCTTGCGCCCGCATCTCCGCATTGTCTATTGCCTTGCGCTCTTGCGCATAGCGCCGGGCGCGCTCCTCTTGGACGCCCTCTTTAAAGGCTGCCTCATAATCGATGGTCATTTACTTTGTCCTTACCACTACTGTCGGCGCTCCATTGGCCTGCTCGTCGGCGAGCGCGGCGTCGAACGCATCAATCAGAACTTCAAGTGCTTCCATCTGGGATCGAAGTAACTTCCGCCGACGAAGGTCACGGTCGCGGTGCTTGATCAGGGCGGTACGCAAGAGCTTTATGCTTTCCATCGGGTCGGGGTGGGTTGCCACATCGAGTTGTCCGCGCCGAAAGGCCATTGGGTTCAGTCTCCCTCAACGAGCGCGCGTTCTGCGATGATCGCGGCAGCAACGCTAATCGTGGCGCCATTCTCCCGCAGAACTTTTATAATGGCCCTGAGCTGGTCCGCGCTCGGTTTGGCGGAAGCTTTGGCAGGCTCCTTAGACATAGCTTTGGTCTCCGATGTTATCGATATCGTTTGGAAACATGTACGTGAGTTCCGCTCCAATCGCGTACATAAACGTGGTGGTGGGCAGGCCAGCGTATTCGGCGGCCCATGGAAGCGAGAACATTTCGCCTCGCCGTGTCATCTCAACGAGTTCGGCGTACAACTGCTTGAATTCCGGCGTCTTGATCCAGGCCACGCATTCGGCCTCGGTCATACTATCGAAGCGATTAGTCATTATACCTTGTCGCCGACCGGCGCGCGAAAGGCAACTTAAGTAGTTTAATTCTGCTGTTAAATCTGTTAAATCGGTTTAGTCGCGCGCAGATAAGCGAGCAGCTTCGCCTCATTGACCAGCCAGCCGCCGCCCGGCAGTTGCCGCCCGAGCGAATATTTTATGACCCAATTACGGACACCATGATACGTTCGTGGCCACCCTTCGCTCTCGGCGAGGTATCGTGCTTGGCTGATGGTCAGCCAACTCTCCCGCTCACAGGGCTCAACAACCGCGGGGGGCGTGGCAGTAATCATGGCACGCAGTTCGGCAACCGCAGTCACTATGGCATCCAGGCGGCCTAATAAGGCGGTGCGTTCATCGTCTTCCAATTCACAAACCTTTGCCGCTGGCCTTGCCAGCACCGCCCACGGTCACTGGATTGGCCGGGGAGGCTTCAAGGTCTATGGTCAGATCCTTCGCGACCAGACCCGGCGAGCGTATGTGCACGTAAAGGCGGCCAGGGTCGGCTACTTCACTGCTCCAGTACCCGTGAAGAATGCCGGCAAAATCAGGCGTGAGCGGAAACTGGGCGGTTTGCTCGATGCCATTCGTGCGATAAAAAATCCGCGCGACTGCGTTGGTGGGCGTTTGGCCTTGGAACTGCGCCTCGATCTGCAGGACAGAGCCCCGCGTGGCGCGCTGCGGCTGGTTAGCTCTCATCCGGGTCTTCTTCGGGATCGGGCGGTGCTGCCCTCTTTTCAATCAGGGCGATTGCCCTCTCCCACAGTTGCGCGCGTTGCGCGCGTTTCTCTGCGTCACTCATTCTGCATCGTCCTCGTCCTCTGGCAACAGCGCCGCGCCGGTTGCTTTTATCTCGGCGGCTCTTTTTCCGAATAGAGCACCGACCTCCGTTCGGATGCCATCTAGTATGGCTTTGAGGCGGGCTCGTTCGGAAAGGTCTCTAGTGAATGCCGCGGGCACGCCATCGAGCCTGCTGACCAATGCACCTATGATCTCGTCCAACACAAAAAGGCTTTCTTCTACGTACATCGTCTTGTGTTCCAGAAGATCGTTCTTAAGCTGCAGGGCGCGTGTGCGCTCCTGGATCAATTCCGTGGAGGCGGCGCCAGGGCGATTTTCACTGCGCAGATACGCGATATAGCCGCGGCAGGAATTGCGGAGCCGGTAGCGGTTGGCGGCGGCCTTGGCGATGACGTTTTCATGCTCCTGCAGCAATTGCGTGATACGGCCGGGCGTCAGGTCTAGAAAATCGCAAAGGGTGGTAATATCGACTTCGGTATTTTTGGACAGTTTCATGCGGCCTTAATACCCTATGCGCCGACAATTCGCCAGGGTAACGGTGGCCCTTTAGGGCTCCCGCCGGTAGGTGTTGCAGCTGGCCGCTGCCCCTGCACCCTGGCCCCTGGCCAATGCACCAGCGGGAGCGGCAGGAGCCTTGGCGGAGCCGCCTTTAGTTTACCCCGATTTCCAATTCGCAGAAACGCTCGTCGAGAGCCGCCGCGCAGGCCTGCACCCCGGCACGTGCAGGACCAGTACCTTGGAACGCGATCCGCGGACGCTGGTTCTGGGTCGGGTGTTTCTCGGTTGGAAAATATTTCCCAATGAAACCAATCGGGGAGGCGATGGAGGCAGTGGCCACGTAATAGCACGCCTAAGCTTTTTTCCTTCCAAGGCGCATAAACTAGGTACACCGCCTCCATCGCCTCCCGCCGCCCTGCTAGGCGCTGTATTACGGGCGCATCGCCTCCATCGCCTCCCGCGTTGTTTTTATTAAGAAATTTGAAGACGAGGGTTTCAAAACGGAGCGACCCAGATCGGTTCGGCCTTCTTAGGGGCTTCCCCATTCTGCGGCTCTGTCTGTGGCTTAAACACCGTCAACCCAATAAAACCGCGCGGCGAGCCCCTGCCGCGCTTGGCCCGCTTGAAGCGTGTTGCAAGCTGATTTCCAAGCGCTTTTTCTGTTCCAGCATCTATGTTTGCTGCCGCCGCCCATTTCTTGTGGACGAAGAACAGATCGGCGAGCGCACACCATTCACTAGCGCCAACGCGGCAGCATTCCTCAAGCCACTGGTTGAAAGTATCTTCACTCTCCAGATATGCCTCAGTCGCCGCAACGACGACATTGGGCGGGGCGAGCCCCTTCTGCTGCCAGGCCAAGCAACCAGTGACCATCCACGCGAGAATGCCGGGCCATTCGCCCTTTAGCTTTTCCGCTAACTCGAGATCGCGTTCGTCTTTCGGGATGTTCACTTCAAACGGAATGAGGTTAAAGCGCCGCTTCATCGCCTCATCTACTGACCGTAACCCCGGCTTATTGTTCCCGGCGATCAGGAGCTTGAATTGCGGAATGTACTCAAAGAAGTCCTGCCGCATGAAGCGTGCGGTGATCTTATCCCCGCCAGTCAGCGCCTTGATGCGGGCTTCTGCCCACTGGCGCCCCGCCTCCGTCTCGATAGCCGTCACCAACCGCGCACCGCGCAGCTTGGCCAACTCGGTCGGGTGACGATCGTGGTTGGTTGCCGTGAACGTTTCGATTGGCGCGATTTTAGAATATTCACCTAGCACCCCGGCGGCCGTGCTCAATAGAACACTTTTGCCGTTTCCCCCGCCGCCGTACAAGAAGAACAGCGCATGCTCGCGCGTGGAACCGGTCAGCGCATAACCGCACATGCGCTGCAGATAACTTTCCAATTCAACATCTGCATCCGTCACCTTTTTCAGAAACGCGAACCACCCTGGCGTGGGGCATGCCGCATCTGGCGCGACAGCGGTGAGCTTCGTCATGTAATCTTCGGGCCGATGGGCGCGCACGCTCCCAGTCCGCAGGTCCACAACACCGCCCGGCGTGTTCAATAACCACAGGTCGGTATCCCACTGATCCACTGTCGCAGCAATACGGCGATCTTCGCCAGCAAGGCTCACCACCGCCGCGCGGGTCTTCGCGCTGGCAATGTCCCTGGCGTCCTTGCTCTTGTTCAGGCGCCCCGCGAACTCGCGGCACAGCCGCCGCGCCATTGAAAAGGTGTTGCGCGTTTCATCATGATGCCAGCGTTTGCCATCCCAGAGCAGCCACCACTTCCATGCATCGACATAACGCAGTTCGCCATGGTGGCGCGCGGCGAACTGCAAAGCCAAATCCTCTTGGGAAAAGGCCGGGGCGCTATTATCCTCGTCAAATTCGGTAGCTTGCCTTGCAAGGTCAATGATCTTCATTTGGCAGTTCCTTGTTCAATCAATAGGTCATTAAAGTCCTTCCCTTGGGGAGGGCGCGCGATGCGCACCCGCCGACCTTCGCCAATCCAGCGCAGCGCAGCGACGCGGACAGCGGCTTCACCCACATC